GAGCAAGACAGCAGATGATCTGCTGACGCTGTCTACGCAGACGAGCCTGACCACAGACCAGCTGCAGGAGTTTGAGTACGCCAGTGAGCTTGTGGATGTAAGCACGGACACGCTGCGCGGCAGTCTGGTGAAGCTGACCAACAATATGCAGACGGCGGCAACCGGGACAGGCTCTGCAGCCGAGGCGTTTAAAAAACTGCATGTAAAAGTGTCGGACAGCAGCGGGAAGCTCAAGGACAACTATGAGGTGTTTTTGAAAACCATTGACGCCTTGGGCAAGATGAAAAACGAGACCGAGCGCGATGCGCTGGCGATGGATATCTTTGGCAGGTCGGCAACGGACCTGAACCCACTGATCGAGGCCGGCAGCGGCAGACTGAAAGAGCTTGCGGAGCAGGCACACGAGGTTGGCTACGTTGTCGATAATGAAACGCTGCAGAGCTTTGGTGAGCTGGATGATGCAATGCAGAAGCTGGACAAGCAGGGCGACGCCGTGAAGCGCAGCTTTGCGGAGGCGCTGCTGCCCATCATTACAGCGTTTGCCGAGGCCCTGAACGCTATCCCAACGCCAGTGCTGACGGCAGTTATCTCTATTACCAGCATCGCCACAGTAGTGCTGCTCGTGGTGAAGGCCATTAAAGAATTGCAGGGGCCGGTTGGAACCGTGAAAAGCATGATCGGCGGCGTTATGAGCTTTATGGATCCGCTGTATATAAAAATCATGCTGATCGTTGCCGGCATTACTGCGCTGGTGGCTGTGATTGCTGTCCTGATCGGCAAAGGAAACGAAATCAACAGCGCCATGAGCGGCATATCCTCGGCTACAACGGGGGCAATGCGCGCAGCTAACAGCAAGGTGCCGCAGTATGCCACCGGCACGCGCAGCGCGCGCGGCGGACTGGCTGTTGTGGGTGAGAACGGGCCGGAGCTTGTGGCATTGCGGGGCGGAGAACGCATCTACAACAGCAGCCAGACACGCGGCATGCTGGGCGGCTATGCTATCAATATCGGGAGCATCACCATTGATGCCAAGAATGTGAAAGAGTTCAACGATATTGTAAGTATCGCCAAAAATGAAGCCATGAGCATGAGACAGGGGGCGGTTACGTGAAGACAAATTATTGGAACACAAGGAACTATAAGACAAACAGATCCGGCACCTATGTCCCTACATGCTCATGGTTGTTCAGCACAGGATGGGGAAACACGGCGCGGTATATAGCATCGCTCCGAGTACGAGTACCGATCCGGTATCAGGGCTCGAACAGCTACATCCAATTTGATGAGTTTCCGCTGGCTGACAGCAACGGTAACACCTATTACAGTTCGGAAAAAGTTACCGTAACCGGCTACAATAACGGTGATTTTTGGGCGGACTTTAGCAACCTATCGCAGGTCTACAAGAAAAAAATCCTCGCCTATGGCGTATTTGTAAGCGCCTTCCGCGGATGGTGCTATGTAGGCAGCGACCGCAATGATGCACAAATCGAATGTGTAAGCTATCAGGGAAGGGTCACGCCGACTGGTACAACTTTCACCAGCGGCACCGTTGCACGGTACACAAAGTATCGACTGCAGTGGACTACGGACGCCGAGGATGATTTTGAACGCAGTAACTCGACCTGCAAGATCATCATTACCGATCAGGACGGCGGAAACAGCCAGACCTATACACTTGGCAATGGTGCGACATCCTTTGATCTGGATACTACCGCATGGTCAAGCGGCAGCGGTATTCGATGGCGCGTGCAGGTGGGGGCATACGGATCCGGAACGGTGGCGGAAAGTGCTACCTATTCCCTGTCGCTGGCAGACCCGACCGCCAAGGTCGATGATCTGCGCCCCACCAGCAAGACATACTACGGCTTTGACGCAGTATTCAGCTGGGCGTTCACCGGCAGCATTGCCAGCGGTGCGATCAGCGGGGCGCTGCAGCAGGGGTCCGCCGTTTTGCAGTACCGCACTGACAACATGGCTGACCCGGCAGATTTTGCAAGCGTCAGCGATGGCACAACCCATGTGAGTGTCAATTGCGGCACATTGCCCATAGGCAGTTACCAGTGGCGCGTTGTTGCAAAGAGCAGCGTGGGAACCACACACACTTCCAGCTGGGTGCAATGCACCAATGTCGAGGTGCCCGTCTCCGTAAAGGGAACAACGCCTGCGGCGGGTGCGTCCGCGCCCAGAGCAGTTGCAAACCGCTTTAGCTGGGTGTTCAGCGTTGACAGCGATGACAGGCCCGGAGATGTGACGCAGCAGAGTGCGACACTGCACTTTAAGGCGAACAACGAGAGCGACTGGCATGAGGTTGCTGTGGCCGGTTCGCAGCAGTATGCAGATGTACCCGCGAACACCTTTGCCGAAGGCGCTACAACACTGGACTGGTATGTTGTGGCGATTGCGAATACGGGTACAAAGGTAACCAGCGACACGATCAATGTGTCCACGCTGGACACGCTCAGCACGCCTGTGGCGGTGAGCCCCGCGGGCGAGTACATGGATGATGCTGTGCAGGGCATCACATTTGTGTGGCAGCATGCCAATGTCACCGGCACGGCGCAGACCGGCTGGGAACTGAGTTATTCTGCGGATAGCGGTGCGTCCTACACAGTGCTGGCCAGTGCGAATAATGCGGACAATAGCTATCAAGCGGCCGCAGGCACGTTTAGCAGCGGCGTTATCTACTGGCGCGTGCGCACGAAGAATACGGACGGAGCGTTCGGCAGCTATTCCGGCGCGGCAATCTTTGCAATACGGAGAGCACCTTTGGCCCCGGTCATCTCCTACTATGACAACAAGCCGCTGGCAAAAATGCGGTGGCAGGCCAAAGAGCAGGACGGTTATGAAGTTGCGGTGGACGGCATCAGCCTGGGTGTACGATACGGCACCGGGAAGGAATGGCAGTCTGGCGCCGTGCTGACGGACGGAAAGCACATACTTTCTGTGAGGATTTATAACTCGTATGGAGATGTATCCCCGTGGGCAGAATGCGAGGTCAAAGTCAAGAACCAGCCCGGCAGTGCCGTAAACTGCCAGGCTGAAAGCCTTTGGGGCGAAGTGCAGCTGCGCTGGGATGGCGGCACAGGCTACATCCTGCGCGATGGAGTGCTGATAGCCAAAGGTGAAGATGGGCAGTACATGGACCGCACCAGTGCGCAGGAACACAAGTATATTGTGCGCGTATTTGGCGAGGATGGCTACTACACGGACAGCGCACCTGTCAGGGCTGCGCCTAGTGTGCCCTATGCCGCCATCGGCCTGTTGAACGGCAATGAGTGGTTGGCTTTGAAGTATGCGACCAGCTACCAGAATTACACAAAAAGCACAAGTCTGGGCGGCACATATCAGCAATACTGGGGCAAAAAGCTCCCCGTTTGGCACGATGCCGGCAATCAGGTAGTTACGCACACCATCGCGTATGCACTCAAAACAACAGATGAACTTGAGAAACTTCGCGGACTCGCCGGCAAGGTGGTCGTATACAAGGACCATGCAGGGCATTTGGCAATCGGTGTCTTTAAAGATCTGCAGGAGAACCGTGACCACGGCTGCACGCCTTTGAGCCTTAGCATTACCGAGACGCAGCAGGAGGCCGTGAAGTATGATCCGATATGAGTTCATTGCCATGCGCAGCGGCGCACCTTACCGGGTGCTGCAGGTGCCCGCGGACTGTACCCCGCAGATCCGCTTTACCGGCAGCGCTGAGGTGAAGAGCACGGTAACTCTGACCGCGGAGCTGGACGCGGATATAAACTGGCTGACAGATATGCTGAGCGTGGTCCGTGTAGACAACACAAACCGAACGCCGTTGGGGCTGTTTAACATTACGACATGTCCCGAGAGTGTTGACGAGTACGGGCACAAGACGCAGGAGCTGACTGGATACGATCAGGGGTATGCGCTTCGCAACCTGAGCGTGTTGGAGCGCACGCTTATGATCCACGCCGGTACGCGTTACACTACGGCGATAAGAGAGCAACTGTTGGCTGCGGGCATCAATGTGGTAAGCATTATCGACACGGACGAGGTTCTGATGACGGACCATGAATGGGAAATCGGCACAACGCGGTATGCCGTTGTTGCGGCGCTGCTGGCAGAGATCAACTACCGAGACATCTACTTTGATGGAAACGGTGTGGCTGTGGCCGAACCATGGGAGCCTGCCTCTATCAATAATCGAACGCACCGGTACGGGCCGGACGAATCGACATTGCTGCGCATACCGATGAGCATTGAAGCGGACACATTTGACGCTGCAAATGTTTTTGTAGATATCGTTAGCAGCGCCGATCTGGGCCAAGAGCTTCGGGCGGTGGCGGAAAATGTCAACCCTACCAGCCCACTGAGCATAATGCGCCGCGGGCGCAGGATCGT